CTACTGGAAGAGTCGCAACTGACGGATGAGCTAGATTCTGATGGACAATCGCAAGGACCAGACGAGCTACTGCAGCTAGTGGCAGATGAGCAATCGCAAGGGCTAGAAGAGCTACTAGATTCACTGCAAGATTCGCTGGAACTAGTTGCAGAGGAGCAATCGCAAGATCCACTGCTACCGCAGCTCTTGCAGCTCCCAGAAGTAGCAGAACAAGACTCGCTACTTTCTTCACATGTATCTCCACATACCGAATCTGAACAAGATGATTCGTCATCACTATCGCTATCGCATGAACCACGAATAGAATTAATAGATCGCAATGACGCGCATACGTCGTCTAGGTTGAGGTAGTCATTATGTTTCTTCATTTTCAGACCAAATTCCAGATAGTAATGCTATTTTGCTACTGGTCTATTTTTAACCACATCTAAGTTTTTAAAACTATGTTGGGTAGTATTTATGTCCGCAACGGTAACATGGCCGCATATGCGTCAGCAACGTTATTGCCCGGTTCTACATAATGCAGGAATGTAAGAAATGGAGCATTCGGATTAGCTGGTTCTCTTACAACTCTGGGTCGGATAGTTGGAGTAACTTCATATAAACGTAAATTTGGTTCACTAGTGGGCATACTTTCGATAGAATTAAATCCAGGGTTAGTACCCTTCTCTAGCCACTCTTTAGCGACAGTGTACGCCGCAAACAATGACCCTGACGATACATTCTGCACTAGGTATGTAACACTAGAATTATCGCTGTAGGTTCTATACAAGTAATTGCGCCACACGTGAGCAAATCTTGTCTCGATGTTAGTAACTAACTGGATTAAGTTGAACTTCATCAGACGATAGATAAACCAAATATCGTAATCCTTCTGCGATATCAATATATCCACGTTATTTTGTTGTTTGAAGTCGTTACTACTAGTAAAGTAACCAGCGAATACATCCTGAAGCTTAATTGGTCTACCGAATGTCAGTCTCAAGTGCTTCTTCAACATAACAGACAAACGGAGAGCGAACTCCTTGCTATAGAGTACCATCTTATCATTGGCGATCATAGATGGAGATTTGCTTCTTAAAAACTCAATAGCTTGAGGTACACTATTGACATGGGGTAAATGTCTACCTAGCTTAGATAGATCGTAGTAATACGCGCTATCTATAACATCTCCAATGTCAATCTCAAAGTATCGGAAGAAGAAGTTATCTACATGCTGTGCCTCGTTTCTGATCTCTGGAGAAGAAGGTTCAGTTAGCTTATACAAGGAGTATAGCCATTTAATGATCTGCTTGATCATTGATAAGTCGCGTTCGATCTTATGTACTCGATGAGTTACCTGCCTACGTTCTGATGTCAACGGATTAGGTGGACCTCTTGGAAGATTAGGTGTAGCAGCAGATACTGGTGTTCCCGATACTGGAACGTACATCATATACGGAATACTAGAATTACCAGTCCATACTCCGATAATCTGTCCGTCGTCATCTAAATCAAGTGCCTGAGCGGGTATAGGCATTAGACTAAGAGCAACATTAAGATCAGTGTTAACAGACTTCTCAACTTGAGGTAACGCTAAAGGAGCAGCTGGTGGTATAATCATGGTGGCAGTAGCACTGCCAGCGCGGAAGATAATACCTCGCATTTTACCGAACGTGTCGATTATCTGTGCGATAGGCTCCATATTGCGACTACGCATATTCTTCACATAGTTATTGTTGTAGAACGTATTCACTGCTAGAGCGAATTTGCTATACTCTATGTTAGGCTGGTAGTTATAAATAGTAATGGTCTTTCGCAACAACTCTTGGCAATGAGTAGTCATGTCAGCGCCGAAGACATCTACTTCCCTGTTAGTAGTCTCATCAAATTCCCCTAATAGCTCATAGTGGTAAAATACTGGTTTATCTACACTACTATTCTTGAACACTACTACGGTCGGTAACTCTGGACGGAAGCTATGAGCATGGAACAGTCTATGACGTGGAACCTCAATACTCCACTCCTTACTAGAACTGTATTTGTTGGGGAACTTGATAACATACAGGTTGATACCAAATTTCTCTTCTACAGCTCTGAAGAACAGCTCAGTATCTAAGAAACTGGTAACATCAGATAACATAGCAGTGATCTCAGCATCGGTTTTATCGTACAACTCTTGTTTACATAAAGCAGGTGGTAACCTACCAATATCTCTGCGAAGATTAGTAACATGTACTTCGCGTTGCTCAACACTCATTAGAGAATAATTGTAGCGATTAACAGCCATGGATATGGCATGAAGTAGAGAATTTGGAGATACTGGTATACCAATACGCTTCAGTTTAACGTTGGATGTAGTGTATCGTCTGAGAGTTAATTCCATCTCTTTCTGTGACAACTCTGCTATTACTCCAGGATCGATGATCTTATCAGTAGTACTGCTCTTAGCTCCGGAGCTTGGTAATAACTGTCCTGTCTTACATTTCTCGTAATCTGAGTTGTGTCCGAGTCTATAGCTAGGATAACAACAAGGAATACAGTTATATTTGTCGTTGTTGTCTAGCTTGTTGTACTTGACACCAATAAATGGTTTATCTGGGTGGTCGCATGTCAAGTACACTTCCGGATTACTACTTCCAGGAGGAAACTCGATTACTTCTCTAGTGAAGGTAGTACCTTTGTAAACAAATTGCTCTCGTCTCCTGCGTTCTACATCTTCCTTCGGAACAACTGTTGGATATGCACGCTGACATCTCCTAGAATAACCACTAATGAAGATGTTAGGTGCAGCACGAGCAAGTCTGTCAACAGCAGCGCTATCATCTGCCCCCTGTCTAGATTGCTTGATACCAACACTAGCAGCGGATATAATGGTTTGATTCTCCTTCTGCTTACGTTGTCGATCCCTGAGTTCTTGCAATCTTAATGTAGAAGGTACATAGCGTTTGTACAATCCATCAAGATAATAGCGCATCAATCTATAGTAGATGAACAATACTCGATAGATCTCCAGGAATTCGTTGACCATCTGCCTAGAGTTGGCCTTGCTTAGTTTGACACTTACCTTGGGCAGATTAGCAGGAATGTTACGCGCTTCACTGGTAGGAACTCCTGATACAGTTGGCGTAATAACGTTAAATGTTCCTGCCGTTGTTAGGTCCTTAGACATCTCTACCGAGATTGATGATCTCTTGTCGCTAATGTCTCGGTAACGAATGCGGAATCTACTCTTCTCTGCGTAACTGTTAGTACTCTCTTCCATGAAGAAGCGATAATAAAATAGAGGCTGAGTGTAGATAAGATGCAACATACCATTAGGATCGAAGGTACATGCGTAAATGTCGAAACTAGCCTGTACTTTAGTTTCTGCGCCAACACCGAAGTCGAAGAACGGCATAGCCTGCTTCAATCTCTCCAATGCAGTGCTCTGAAGACCAGATCCGGCTGACAGTGGCATAGTAAACATCAATTCATTAGTAGTTAAGTCGTACTTAACCCAGCGAAAACTATCCTTCTGAGCTTTGCCGTATATGTTCTTCAACTTGTCCGAAGATGTTTGTTCCAAATTACTATCATCGCTACCGCTTCCAGCACTACCACTACCGCTTCCAGCACTACCACTACCGCTTCCAGCACTACCATCTGCTCCAATCCATAATAGCATATGCATTACATCCTGCCCTCGGTTTCTGGATTTGTTACCTTGATTCTCTCTACCATCGTCCAGAATGGGATGTTTATCTACACGAAACACCTTGAAATAACGTTGGTGATCCCAATGACCATTGTATTGAACGTATGATACATACTTGCTCATAACAATATTGTTAAAAATATCGATACCGTCCGAAGTTGCAACGGGAGCACCTGTATGTTTCAAGTATGGATTGTAAGTAGCTGTTGACATGTTGTAGTTAGGAGTGCCTATCAATACGTTGGTCATTCTAGACATTGATGTTAGCATGTTAGTTAATACTAACTTATTCACCTGTGGTCCATTAACGGTATTGATGATAAGCGGTGGAGCATCCATAGTGGTTCTACCGGTACTATCGGTAATAGGTTTATTGTAGAAGTCTACTATGTCCCCTTTACCTCCAGCTGTGATAGCAGCGCGTAGATCTCCCAATAACCCAGCTAGACCGGGATGTTGTCTCTCGTGTCTTTCTAACATACTTCCTACTCCTTCCGGTGTGGAGTACAACATCTGTCTTTCGGGGTCATTCAAGTCAGCTATGATAGACTGTATAGAATCGCCAGCGTGATCTATATCTAACAGTGTCGCATTGATGTCATTGAGCTGTTCCACTTTACGTTTGTCGTCCAGTAGTTCTCGTTGCCATTGCTGTACCCAGTTATTGTAGAAATTCTGCAAGGAGCTAAGATTATGGAACTTATCGCCAGATCCATCCATCTCAGTCTTATTGTAAAAGTAGTTAATAGCCAATAACAGGTTCTGCCTAATGGTATTAGGAGCCATCTCTTCCTCGGAGAATACATCTATGGGATCCGTCCGATATGGTCTAATGTTGTTTCGAGTTAACATTTCAGCCCAGTAGATCATAGCTATATCGTCAGCGGAGACGTCAGTATTATTCTTGCGGAACTCATGGAACAAGTCGTACAGATCTGTACCAAAATCTGGCATAGACCTCATCTGTTGATACACATTAGTTAAAACGTCGCCATCTACAACTACTCTATATGGGGTTGGCTCGACGGTAGACGCTTGACCAAGGTGTTTTACAGTCACCAACCTCCATGGTACTTTCCAATAAGAAGCCCATTTAAAGCGAACACTGACTTGGTTATCAAATGGCGTATGTACTGGCGTAGTATCTGGTGTCGCCATTTTATTAACTATTTTTCAGCCCGCGTTTAAAACGTGACAATATAAGTGCTTTGATTAAATTCCTTTTTTATCTCTCGAACTAAGTCAAAGTAGAACAAAGAGCGCATTATGAGTAATAGAGTTATTTTCACCAAGAAGCCGCGGATTTCCCGCGATGTACGCTCCAGATGGGGAAATGGTAAGTATCACAGACCCACCGCTAAGGGGCATACTGTAGAAACTAAAGTTCCAGTGTGGGTGGAGATCAACGGATATCAAAATCTGGTGTACAAGGGACAAGACGATGATTATTACATCAACATCACTAACATTAAGCGAGTACTGGCTGATCTTAGACCTTATGCTGACACTAGGGTGGAGGATTTACCCGCCAATCTGAAAGCGGAGTATGATGACATTCTGCAGAGTTTGCACATGACTCGCGGTACTGCTTCATATCCAGTATTGTATGAGGTAGTGTTGGGCGTGTTCAAGGATTTGGAATCGGTCAAGCCTATGACCGTTGGAGGATATTTCGCTGGTTGCTTCATTCCTAGTAACTATCCTGGAGAGCATGCGTGTAGTGATGCATGTGCTGGATCTTTACTTCCTCCTTCTGGAACGGAAGGATTTAGTCCTTGTCAAGATGCAGTTGTTATCTACAATGGTGCTGGAAGTTACAACAATCTGGATGTTCCCAAGGGCGCTAAGAACATGATCGTTTTCGTCCAGAATCCTTCTACATGGACTGGGTTTAGTAACGACGACATCAGGTACTTCAAGCAGCTTGGTATTGAGAACGCCACTGTCCTCGTGGTTCAGGGCGATAACTACCAGAAGATTGCAGATAAACAACCTGTTGGAACCCTCCCTCGTGAAGGAACTCTAGTTGTGGCTGAAGCGTTGTCTCGCGATGTCAATCAAACTACGCAACAGTCTACTACCAACGACAGCAGTGCTGGTTTGTGGTGGGTGTTTGGGTTCATAATTATCGCTATTATCATTATTCTGATTGCATTGGCAGTTGCGTCGTCCCGAAGACAGTATTAGTTGACAAGTAACGATGTCTAATAGTTTTTAATTAATGGTATAATAGGTATATGTATAACTTATGTGGTATATGTGTGGAACACGTGGGTAGTATTCGGAGTATGGACAGTGTAGATTTTTAAAAACTAACTACTAACACCGCGAATAGGATAGTACTACCGTTTATTAGGTTACTGGGTGGAAAATACATCAGGCGTTTCTTCGCCCGTGATGACATTCGGAACATTTGAATCGTCAACCGATACCTCGCTAATAAATGGTGTCGGGTTGAATGGCGGTTGGTTGAATGGCGGTTGGTTGACCGATATACCACTAGTGAACTGTGACTGTCCAGTAGGTATTTGCGACAACATAGATTGCATCGATTGCATCTGGGGGAATGGTTGTTGTCCTGCTACCTGTTGTCCTGCTACCTGTAGTCCTGCTACCTGTTGCATTTGTTGTGGTTGTATCTGCTGCATGGGTTGCGACTGTTGAGTAGGCGCAGTACCTTTCAAGTACCAATGAGGATCGCTACCTTTATCGTTGACAGTGCGTTCAACCAAGCCTCCCTTCTGAAGTTTGTATAGTACATTGTTGGCTTGACTGCGAATACAACCAAATTGCTTAGCGACTTCGTTGGGTTTCGCTCCTGGGTGAGTTGCGATAAAAGCTAGAACTCCCTGTTCTCCCAGCTGTCCCTGTTGACCCTGTTGCATCTGAGGGAATGATTGCGGTTGCCACGGACCCGATGACTGCTGTTGACTCGAAGCGAATGATTGCTGCATCTGGGAGAATGGTTGCTGTTGCCAAGGAGCTTGGGGTTGAACCCGAGGGAACGATTGTTCCTGTCTCCAGGGGTCCGATTGCATTTGAGGGAACGATTGTTGATACGGAGTCTGTTGCCAAGGAGTCTGTTGTTGCTGCTGTTGCGGAGCCTGGAGAGATCCCATTGGGTATGAGTAGTTAGACATCATCGAGAACTGCGGGGCAGCTGGACCCCATCCGCCAGTTGGCTGTACTTGGATTGGCGTATGTCCGTGGCGCGCCACTTGACTTGGAATTTGGCATCCTGGTAGGCATTCCGTTTGACCTCCCATCTGTCCTCCGACTTGGGGGAAGTTGGACATACATAGTTGAGTGAGCGCATGCTTGCCATTAACACCATGCATAGGACCAATAGGAGCTGTCGAAGAACTGGTACTACCAACATCAGATCCGGAGTAATTAGCAGTTACGTCAGTAACAAACGATGCAGGGGTGAGCAGGGGTGGTAAGAACCAATTGGGAGGATTTCTAGCATCACTCGAAATTCTACCCGTGGCAGCCATGCGGTACAAAGCTGGGTTGACAGATTTCTGGTGAGCATGCTCACCCAGTAGCTTCTTTGCGATTTGAATAGCAGATTGAGGTTGAGCAGTTACAGCTTGGAACACTGTGTCATCGTCAAGAATAGGTGGTGCAGACATGTTTATTCTATGGTAACTCGATTTTGTTCGTTTATTCGAAGATGTGCGAGATAGAACGAGGGCGCTCCTTCGCACAAGTATTATTATGGTCGTCCCTGCTAGTACTATATTTTATTCCCCCGCGATTGCTATCCTAGAAAAACATAAATATACTCAAAGTAATTATATCACTATTCATATTCTCAAATATGAGTTACGGATATTACAATTATAATGGTCTTTTACCCATTGGAGGCTGTAGTGGTTATGATATGGGTTGTAACTGTATAAGTTGCACAACCCCGAGCATAGTTTCTGTTGAAGATGATAGTCTCAGTTCAGTTTGCGAAGTGCGTTCGGTAAAGTCGAAATGTAAACCTTCATCTAGAACATCGAGTCCTCGTAGATCAAGGCGCTCATCTAGCTCATCTGGCTCATCTGGCTCATCTGGCTCATCTGGATCAAGTTCATCTAGACATAGCAAGTCGAGTAGTTCTTCATACTCGTCATCAGACTCTGTATTTTCTGGAAGTGGGACATCAACATCGTCGGACTCATCTAGTTCATCCGGCTCATCTAGTTCATCCAGTTGTCCATTTTCAGGTCGCCCTAAGAGATCATCTTGTTCCCCATCATCGCGATCATCCCGTTCATCACGATCATCGTCATCCTCCTCCTCATCTTCTTCATCCTCATCCTCCTCATCGTGTTCAGATTCTGAGTGTAGTGATGATGGTAATCATGATAGCGATAACGGTAGCGATAATGGTAGTGACGTGGAGTCTGACGTGGAGATAACACAAGGATCCGAACCTACAAGTGCTAATGGTGCCTCCGTAAATACGTACACCATATACGATTCGGAGATTGGTAGTGATAGCAGCAGTGATAGCGATAGTTCCAGTGAATGCGATAGTAGTTCATCTTCATCCAGTAGCTCTTCGATTAGCAGTTGTAGCATACATAAACATAAAGGTGGTAAGAAAAAGAAGAGTAAAAGAAGACGTCGTAAGACAAAGCGTACCTGCAAAAACGTCAAGAAAAATCACGAGGAATCCCTCAAGAAAAAGTGTAAGTTATCCAGACCCAGCGATCCAATGGTTTTGAACGTAGATGTTACTATTTCGCCACTGACCAACGTCAGCGTGCAGTCATCCTCAGATGCTCTAGTACCTTTCTCATTTTACAGAAAGAGTAGGGTTGTTACACTAGAATGGGAAACATTCAGTGGTGTAGTCGGGGCTAATGGTGTTAGTTACCTAACAGCAAAACAGTCATTCTCCAACATGCCTCGAACTGCCAAAACATACCCGATTATTATTAACTACGCAGGAACTGAGCGCGTAACTAAGGTTGTTATCGATCCTCTATCTAACGATAAGGTGAGATTCTACTTAGTTATTAACACTCCAGCATCCGACGTAATGATGGGAGATCAGGTAACCGTGTACGGTAGCGCTATTACCTGGATTTCGTCGGGTTGCGACTAAAACGTTAGAGCACTATATTTACTATTAACATGTTAAGAGTTTTTAAAAAGTTGTATGATCTATACAGTATCTACGAAGTACCCAGTGACGTTCGAGCAATATTTACTATGGTACCCAAACAATGACTATTGCGCTACACATGAACTGTATTTACTGCGCTATATACACTCGCTTTCTCTTGATTGGAATTAAGATTCCACAGCCCACTTCAACATACTTCTGTTGTTCCTTTGACGGCCTTTCGTCTTCTCCGTATCGTATAATCTCACCTTCTGAGCCCTTAGTTACTGGTTGAGCTTTACCAATGCGTCTAATGTTCTTCTTCTTGACTGATGGTCCACCACCCACTAATCCTTCATTTCCATAGCCACCATAACCTCCATGGATCGCAAGGCTACTACTACCTTCACTATGCGTTCCATAAGGTTGCATCACATCATGCTGCAAACTCTGTTGAAGGCCAGTGAACGATAACGCATCACCGGCTGCAATGCTATTAGATTTAATACCTTCAACTAGATCCCAATCAATGTTAGCTGCATTACGATCCATGTTGATGTTAGTAGGTGTCATTAATCTAACTCTGCAACATATACGCATAACACGAAAGAAATTCATGATAGCTTCTGCTGTCAACCCAACCAGGCCTTTCGGCCTACCTTTAACGTCCACACCACGATAGGCAATAGCTGCAGCTATTCTGGCATAGTCATGTTCAATCTCCAATTGTCGTTTCAATTGTTCAAAATTCTTCTCATACTCTGGGGTTGATGTTCTACCTGCCGTCTCCATAGCATCCAGTAGGATCTGGTAGTCTGAAGATTTCATTGATCCCTTTTCATATGATAGTATGTTGTACGCTTCCTCAGCAGTAAGAGTCCACTCTTTAATGATTGCCAGCGCATCCTGGCTGGATAGACCTTGGCTTCTGAGAATCTTGAACTGTTTACGTCCTTCATTTCGCAGCTTGCTGAAACTTTGGAATATATTGGTTAGAACTTTACCACACGTGAAACACCTGACGTTAATGATCTCGCGCATGACATCATCTTCATCTTCAAGCAGATCCTGTATTTCATCATATGTGATCGACATTTGGATTTGTTCAAGTTAGGGGTCTTTTCTTCAATGATGAAAAGTTAAGTATACTACACTGGGCTGTCGGAGGTATTAAGAGCCTCCTGATAAACAAGAGTCAACTGTCTTTGTTGATATAATAAAACCTATGCTCACACAGACATGACAGATTCTGGCATTTCACGTGTACGCACAGGCGATATATTGTTGTTCTCTAATAATACTTCTACTGGATTCATGCTTCGTACTGCCACTGGTTCTCTATGGAATCATGCTGGAATAGCTGTCAGATTATTACCCAAGTCCGATAGAATAAGCGATGTAAATCGCATATCATTAGATTATTCTGGTGAACTGTATATTCTGGAGATAAACACTGGTAAAAGACAAGATGGTCTAACTGGCGAACGCGTAGTAGGAGCTGCGATATCTCCATGGTCATATGCGGCTGATATGTATAACATTATATCAGTTAGGAAATTAGACCAGAAATATCGTAGTGTACATATGAAACAACGTACAGCAGATTTTATAAGAAGGCATGCCGGAACAGTATTCTCCGGTGGTCTACTTCCATTTATTGGAGTTGCTATGGGTGTACCGTTAGCTGGGACTAAGAAGCGCGGTACCATAGAGAGACCAGAAATGTTCTGCACCGAGTTAATCATTCATTACTACTTAGAAGTTGTATTAGGACGTACTGATTTGTATATAGATGAGTTTGAACTGTCGAGGGCTATTATAAGCATCTTCGGTTCAAATGCGCCACAGTCCATCTGCCTATGGACACCAGAACACTTTACATACCAACATACATCTAATTCCACTTATCTTCCAAATGAGGAAACAACAATATATCACCAAGGCGCTGATATATTTACTGCTATTCTACAGCCATTGGTCTTAGTGTTATTTATTATAGTTATAGCCGCTATGTTCTTCTTTTTTAAATGATAATATGGGTTATTATCCGACTTTTAAAACGGTAGTACAGGGATAGGAAGTAAAAGGAGATCTCGTTTAACGTCAAATACTTCAAGATAATGGTATCCGAGAGGTTTAAAATGGGATCTTGGTGTACTCGACCTTCACCCATCTAGGGTTATCATCGTCTCCGAAATCGTAATAGAATTGTAGAAGTTTCATTGATCGAAGGGCTGCGAGGCCCTCATCAAAGGAGATCTGCTTCTCGTTGTCAAGGTCATCTTGCATTCTAATAATAGCTGGGATACCATTCTTGTCTCGATCTTCTCTCAAATCATTAACTTTCTTCGTAGCTGCGAAGTACAAATTTGGATCTTTGGCGTAGAGACCCTTCTGATATTCATAAATAGTTTGAATTTCTTCTTTGGACATGAAGGCTTCAGTGTAAGTTGCACCCTCGTAAAAGAATCTCATAAATAACTTACCTTCACCGTCAACTCTAAATAGTTTTCGACGATTCCAAAATAGCTCCATCAACAAAGCGAAAGTAGGAAATATAAATGGAATCTGCATGAGTTTCTTCGCTGATGGGAACTTCAATTTGTGAATTGTAAAAGTGTAAGTACGGATCCCTGATTTACTGGAATAGATGTTTCGATCATCATCAATAAACATCTGGTGTTCTCCAGCAATAGCGTTCAATTTGCTTTCCATATCAGGATCGAAAAACGGCGCTTGTGAGATGTCAGTGGTTTCCTTCTTTCCTTCATAATGACACTTTACAACGTTACCCTCTACAGAGTCAACTTTCAAACTAACGCCACTTTCGATTAAGAACCGACCATGTTTTGCCGATTTGTAAGATCTAACTTCAGTCGAAGTAAATTCCAGATAACCCAACTTAACGTCAACTTCGTTATCCGAAGTTGACGCGTAAAATCCATCAAGATCTACAACGGCATCTGCCGAAAAAGTGGCTGCTGGGAACTTTGTCTTGATTCGGTAAGTTTGGGTACTCTTCCCAATATTATGATCGAAGATCTGGTTAAGAACCCTAAAAAGTTGAATGAAAGTCGAACCGTATCGACGCTCATCAGAATTATTAAAGTCGATGAAGAGACGTTCCGAATGTATAATTACTTCATCCAGAAATTCCACCATATTATCCATTGTCACAAATGATGGGTGAATATTGATGATATTCGTTGGGTTAGCAAACATTCCGAAGTCAAAGAAATTGTAACCCGATGGCTGAGGCGCAAAACCGACATTCTCAGCGTAAAACTTCACTTTGGAACGATGAATAAACGGCTTTGGACGATTCTTGAAGACACGAGTCAAATTATCTTTATCGCGTATTAAATACGTTTTTCCGTAAGTATGCAATCCAACTCGATTCTCATTGATTGTGGTCAGAATTCCGGGATTCAACTTGTAATAGTTAAACTCAAGAGTTTCATTCGTTCCGTCTACAACGAGCGAAACCAATGCGCCATGGCGTAGAAAACGTGAAGATGTTATTATCGGCAATTTAACATCAAGTGTCACATCCCCGATAATTTGCATTTGTGCTAAATCCCCACATTTTCTTAATGCTTCCGATTGATTAGACCTTGCGAAACATTCTTCGATTAACTGAAGTAATCTTCCAATGTTACCGTCTATAATGTGTAAACCAAGAGTGTTATTTGTAAATCGTTCGTAAACGGCTGCTAAAACGTCGATTTCAGCGCTGTATTTTGCTTCGTCATTGTCTTCAACCCCAAGAATACTTTCGTAACTACGGGTGTCAATGTTACGAATTGTTAAATCATCTGCGCTAACAGGACCGAAGAGTTTCTCGCCGAAAATGAAGTAGTTACCACGAAGAAGAGAGATAATTTTATTATACTCCGAATCCAATGAAGGATCATGAAACAACTGGGGATTTGGCGTTTCGATAAAGCCTTCGACTCTAACAGTAATAATTTTGGCCTTCGTAGGGTCTGTGCTATCTGGTGGTGTCTCCTTAATGTCTTGAACGCGAAGTTGCAGACCGGGTCCAAGTAAAATTTCCTCTTCACCGACATGAACCCCGTAACGTCCAAAATGGATCCCTGACAAACCAGGTTCAGTCTCAATTTTGAAGATGCAACTCACTGATGTATTCCCAGAGAAAAAACGTGCAACATCGAAGCTAAAGGAAAATGAACTGAATCCGGGGTCTGTAATCAAGTCACCTACCTTAATATCGTCAACAAATTGACCTTTTCTTGGGAAGACACCTCTATATAGAAGAGTTCCGGATGGTAACGGGTGCTTCTGAGCTTCCTCTTGCGCTCTTAGAAGTACCGTGAAAAGTTGAACCCCGACGGAGGGCATTTTCCCGCCCGTCCTTAGAGCATTATTGATAACGCGATCCCAAGTAGTGGTATAATGCCAGGCTGCACGGCAACATTTAACCATACGCTCGGCCATGTTGGCGCGCCATTGCAAAATCGGTTCTTTATCCATCTTGGATTCGTAAAGGAGACACTTTATGTACGTTTTAAAAAGTTAGTAGTAACACAGGGACTTACATACGCTTACTTACTCAATTAGGGTTCCATACGTAGACCAAATAC